TGGTTCCAAATTGTGTTCCTGCAAATGAAGATACTTGTTTGACATTTTCACAATTTATGGCAGAAGTTGCTGCATGGCAAAGAAAAGAAGGTAAGAATCAATCTGGTGGTCTGAATGAAAAAGGTAGAAAATCATATGAGAGGGAGAATCCAGGGTCAGACCTCAAATCACCTTCAAAAAAAGTAGGCAACCCTCGTAGAGCATCATTCTGTGCTCGTATGTCTGGGATGAAGAAAAAGTTAACTTCAGCAAAAACTGCCAATGATCCAAATAGCAGAATTAACAAATCCTTAAGAGCTTGGAATTGCTGATATGAAAAGTTATAAACAGTTTCTTTCAGAAAGTATCAATATTCAAGGTGACTTTAATGGAACCCTGAATATTGGATCACAACCATCTCCACAACAAGTGGGAGAAGAATTCTCTGTTGATTTTGTGTGGCAAGGAAGCATTTATAGAGTTGATATGATTTCAGAGCATGGAATTCCCTCAAAAGATAAACTTGTAGAGCATCTTCAAAGAGAGTATCCTGGAGCAATTATACATAACATATATCCAGCAACTCAAAAAGTAGAAAACATAACTAAAGTTAGCAGGTATCATCCAGCAAAATTAGAATGGATTTGATTCATGGCACAATGGAATATTCAAACTCAAGATTATCTAAATCAAGAGAGATCTCTTTTTGAGGTTTTTAATGTTGCAACAAAAGATGGAGTAGAAGTATCTACAGATAATCCATTTCCAGTCACAGGAACTGTTGGGATTTCATCAGATACTCTTATTACTATCAATCCAGATACAAATGCTGTTGATGCATTTGGTAGAAATAGAGTTTCTGAACCATTTACTCTTGGTGATTATAAGCACCTTTATGCTATTGACCCAAACTTTTTAGATAGTGTTTCTGGTGCTGGTTCAACAGTAACATTTTTACAAAATCAAGCAGCAGCAAAATTACAAACTGGTATTGGATCTACTGCATTTAGTATTCACCAAACAAAGTTTTATCATCACTATCAGCCAGGAAAAGGACAACTAATTTTTAGTTCTTTTAACTTTTATGCTCCTCAACAAAATGCAACTAAAAGAACTGGATATTTTGATGATAGAGACGGAATTTATTTTGAACAGGTTGGTCTTAATACTTCTGATGGAATAAATCCTGGTATTGGAACAAACAATTGGGTAATCAGAACTTTTGTAAGTGGAATTGCAACAGAAACAAGAATTCCACAATCACAATGGAACAGAGATAAATGTGATGGAACGGGAACTTCTGGGTTCAATTTAGATATTACAAAAACCCAACTTGCATTTATAGATTTTCAGTGGTTAGGTGTTGGTAGAGTTCGTTGTGGATTTGCCCATAATGGACAACTTATCACCGCACACGAATTCAACCATTCCAACTATCAGAGCACAGTTTATATTGCAAACCCAAACCTACCAGTTCGTTGTGAAATTAGAAACACTGGTGTCGGTATTGGAGCATCATTTGATCAGATTTGTTCTTCTGTGATGTCAGAAGGTGGATATGTAGAAAGTGGTATTGACTTTGCTTATACAATGACTACTACAAGAACCACACCAACACCAGCAGGAACAGAACTTCCTTTGGTTGCCATTCGTCTCAAAAATACTTTTCAGGGATATCCAAACAGAATATCAGTCAAATTAAATAATCTTTCATTATTTTGTGAAACCAATAGCATTGTTTATAAAGTTGTAAAACTTCCAAGTTCTGCTTATTTGAGTAATGCGGGAACTTTAACTTGGACTTCTGCTTCTGATAATAGTGGTGTTGAGTTTTGTATTGATGCCACAACTTATTTTAATGGTGATGTTTTTGCATCTGGTTACGTTCCTTCTGGCGCATCGCAAAACTCACTTTCACCAGTTGCTTCTGGAACATTAAGTCAGGCAAAGAAGAACATTATTGTTCAAAATATAGATTCATCAAACTCTGAAATTTATGTGCTTGTTGTAAGAACTATTACTACTACTGGTAATGCCACTGCTAACGTCGCAGCTGCTCTTCAATGGAGGGAGATTTATTAATTTATGTCTGATAATGTATATCTTGGCAACCCCAATCTAAAAAAAGCCAATACACAAATTCAATTCACTGAAGAACAGATTATTGAGTTCTTAAAGTGTAAAGAAGATCCTGTTTATTTTGCTAGAAACTATATCAAGATTGTTTCTCTGGATCACGGTCTTGTTCCCTTTGAGATGTATCCATTTCAAGAGAAGTTAATTGATAATTTCCATAAGAACAGATTTAATATCTGCAAGATGCCCCGCCAGACGGGTAAATCTACAACTTGTGTTTCATATTTGTTACATTATGCGGTTTTTAACGACAATGTTAATATAGCTATTCTAGCGAACAAAGCATCCACTGCTAGAGACCTGCTCGGAAGATTACAACTTGCTTATGAAAATCTACCCAAGTGGATGCAGCAGGGTATTATATCCTGGAACAAAGGTAGTCTAGAATTAGAAAATGGATCCAAGATTTCATCTAACTCTACTTCTTCATCTGCTGTCCGAGGCGGATCCTATAATGTCATCTTTCTTGACGAGTTCGCTTTCATCCCGAATCACATTGCTGATGACTTCTTTGCCTCTGTTTATCCTACTATTTCTTCTGGACAAAGCACGAAGGTAATTATCGTATCTACGCCACGCGGTATGAACCACTTCTACCGTATGTGGCATGACGCTGAGAGGGGCAAGAACGAATATGTGCCTACAGATGTGCATTGGTCCGAAGTGCCTGGTAGAGACGCAGCGTGGAAGGAGCAGACGATTGCAAACACCAGCGAACAGCAGTTCAAGGTTGAGTTTGAATGCGAATTCTTAGGATCTGTTAATACTCTTATTAATCCATCAAAACTTAGAAATCTTGTTTATGAGGATCCAATCAAAAGAAATGCCGGTCTTGATGTATATGAGCATCCAAAGGAAGAGAACAATTATTTAATTACGGTTGATGTTGCTCGTGGATTAGGCAATGATTACTCAGCATTTATTGTTTTTGACATTACTAACTTTCCATACAAGGCAGTAGCAAAGTATAGAAATAATGAAATTAAACCAATGCTATTCCCAAGTATCATTCACGAAGTAGCGAAGGGGTATAATGATGCTTGGTTATTGGTCGAAGTTAATGATATTGGAGATCAAGTAGCTAATATTCTTCACTTTGATCTTGAGTATGATAATGTTTTGATGTGTGCAATGAGAGGTCGTGCAGGTCAGATTGTTGGGTCAGGATTTAGTGGGAAGAAATCTCAACTTGGTGTAAGAATGACCGCTGCTGTCAAAAAACTTGGATGTTCTAACTTAAAAACTTTGTTAGAAGATGATAAGTTACTTACTGTTGATTATGATATTATTTCGGAACTAACGACATTTGCACAAAAACATAATTCCTTTGAGGCAGAAGAAGGTTGCAATGATGACTTAGCAATGTGCTTGGTTATTTTCTCTTGGTTAGTTGCTCAAGACTATTTCAAAGAAATGACGGACAATGATGTTCGTAAAAGAATTTATGAAGAGCAAAAGAACCAAATTGAACAAGATATGTCACCTTTTGGATTTATATCGGATGGTTTAGATGAAATGGAAGCATTCGTTGAACAATCAACTGGTGATAGATGGATGTTTGCAACAGAAGAAAACAAATTACAAACAACTGACGTTTGGAATCTGGATGAATATGGGGATAGATCTTATATGTGGGACTACAGGTAATAAAGGGTAGGAATTTATAAATACTTTTAGAATAATTCTGGACTTGTAGGAGAATAAAGATGCCGCTAAATTTAGCATCTCCTGGAATTGTAGTAAAGGAAATTGATTTAACAACTGGTAGAACAACACCTTCGTCAAATAAAGTAGGAGCAATTGTTGCTCCTTTCGCCAAAGGACCGGTAGACTCACCAACTTTAGTAGAAAATGAAAATGATTTACTGAACAATTTTGGAGAACCATATTCAACGGATAAGCATTATGAGCATTGGTTGACTGCTTCATCATATCTTGCTTATGGCGGATCACTTAGAGTTGTAAGAGCAAACGATGGTGATTTAAGAAATGGTTTTGTAGGAACTGCTTCTAGTGTTAAAATTGATAGCTTAGAACATTATAATGCTTTGGGATATGATGAAAATACTCTTGCTAATGTTGTAGTTGCTGCCAGAAATCCAGGTTCTTGGTCAAATGGTGTTAGAGTTGCAATTATCGATGCCAAAGCGGATCAAATTCTGGGTGGAATTACTACAACCTCTGTAGTTGTAGGTTACGGAATCACACAAGCAATAAGTTCCGTTCTTCCAGGTGCTGGAACAACTTCAGTTCTTGATGGATACTTAAAAGGTATAGTTACAGAAATTGGCGCAAATACGGTAAGTGTAAAAGTTCTCAGTCACGTATCTGCTGCAGGGACAGAAACTGCAGTTGATTATCAACCATCTGGAGTTTATGCTTTTTCTGGAACTGGCAACGTTGCAATTCATACCAATGGACAAACATCGTCGTTTGTAACTAGATCATATACATCAGGACTTGATTGGTTTGATCAACAAACCATTGGTTTAACAACCACATCGACAGTTAATTGGAATAACGTTGCTCCAAGACCAGGAACTTCTGCATATGCTGCTGCAAGAAATGCAAGATTTGATGAAGTTCACGTAGTCACAATTGATGCTCTTGGAACAATTACTGGCAATGCGGGAACTATTATTGAGAAGCATTTAAGTCTTTCAAAAGCATCTGATGCAGAATTTTCAGTAGGAAACCCATCTTATTGGAGAAAGTATCTTGCAAATAATTCTGGATACATTTTTGGTCTAGGATCTCCTGCAGGAATTGTAACAACAGGATATAGTTCAGGATTTACTCTTGCATCTGATGTTGCTTGGGATCAACCAGCAGACGGGGTAATTTTTGCTGCATCTGGAGCTTCAACAAACGCTCTTGATGGAGGTAAAGATTATGGTGGAGGATCTGACATTACTTCTTCTGGGTCTCTTACTGCCTCACTTGCAGAATTGTCGGATGGATACGATTTATTCGAATCAACCGATAATTATACAATTGATTTCTTACTTATGGGATCTGCTGCATATACTAAAGAAAATGCTCAAGCACTTGCTAATAAACTAATTTCTGTTGCAGAATTAAGAAAAGATGCAGTTGCATTTATTTCTCCATATAGAGCCGCTGCTTTAACTGATACTTCATCACAAACTGCCGTAACAGTCAATTCAGCAGCAGATATTACTGCAAACGTCTTATCATTCTATTCACCAATATCTTCATCATCATACGCGATATTTGATAGTGGATATAAGTATATGTATGACAGATTTGCTAATACGTTTAGATATATTCCACTCAATGGAGATCTTGCCGGTCTTTGTGCTCGTAACGATATTAATAACTTCCCATGGTATTCTCCAGCAGGGACTGCAAGAGGAGCAATTTTAAACGCTGTCAAACTTGCTTATAATCCAACAAAATCTCAAAGAGATCAACTTTATTCAAATAGAGTTAATCCTGTAATCTTCTCACCAGGATCTGGTATTATCTTGTTTGGAGATAGAACAGGTTTTGCTAAAGCATCAGCTTTCGATAGAATTAATGTTCGTCGCCTATTCATTTACCTTGAGAATGCAATTTCTCAAGCTGCAAAAGATGCTCTCTTTGAATTTAATGATGAAATCACTAGAACCAACTTTGTAAACACTGTTGAACCATTCCTCCGCGATGTTCAAGCAAAGAGAGGTATTTTTGATTATGTTGTAGTTTGTGATGAAACAAACAACACTGCTGCGGTGATAGATAATAATGAATTTGTTGCTGACATTTACATTAAACCAGCTAGATCGATTAACTTCATCGGTCTAAACTTTATTGCCACCAAGACTGGTGTTGATTTTGAAGAAGTAATCGGAAACTTTTAATTAACCTAGAGGTTTAAAAACTATGGCAACCAGAACCCAGCTTAACACAATTCCTTTAAGGAAGATTACAGACTTCAAGAGCAAACTGTCGGGTGGTGGCACCAGAAGTAACCTCTTTGAAGTTGAGCTTGCTTTTCCTGCAGCAATTAATGTAGATTCAAATACTCTAGATAAGTCTAGATTTCTTGTTAAGGCAGCAGCTCTCCCAGCATCTAATGTAACTCCAGTTGAAGTTGCCTTTAGAGGAAGAACTTTAAAACTTGCTGGTGATCGCACATTCGAAACTTGGACGATCACTGTTCTCAATGACACTGATTTTGCAATTCGCTCTGCTTTTGAAAAGTGGAGTAATTATATGAACCGTCTTTCGGACAATACTGGTACGACCGATCCATCTCTTTATCAAGCAGATGCTTTTGTTTATCAGTTAAACCGTGATGGAACAATTCTAAGAGCATATCATTTCTATGATACGTTCCCAACAAGTGTTGGCAGCATCAATCTTTCTTATGAAACTGATTCGATTCAAGAATTTACTGTAGAGATGCAAGTTCACTGGTGGGAAGCAATTAAAGGAAATTCACCATCAGCTGGTGGTGAAGATATTAACTAAATAGTAGATAATAAACGTTTAAATTTATAAAATGGCGAAACTTTTTGGTTTTTCGATTGAGGATAAAGAAGATAAATCTAAATCTATAATATCCCCCGTTCCCCAAACTGATGAGGACGGGGTTGATTATTTTATTCAGTCTGGTTTTTATGGTCAATATGTAGATATTGAGGGTGTTTACAGGACTGAATTTGATTTAATGCGTCGCTATCGTGAGATGGCATTGCATCCAGAGTGCGATGCTGCAATTGAGGATGTGGTAAACGAAGCAATTGTGAGCGATCTTTATGATTCTCCAGTAGAAATTGAGTTATCAAATCTAAACGCAAGTGATAAGTTAAAGCAGATTATTAGAGATGAGTTTAAGTCCATTAAAGAAATGATGGATTTTGATCGAAAGTGTCACGAAATTTTTAGAAATTGGTATGTTGATGGTAGATTATATTACTTGAAAGTTATTGATGTCAAAAAACCTGAAGAAGGAATCAAAGAAATCAGGTATATTGATCCAATGAAAATGAAGCACGTTCGTCAAGAAATGAAGACGAAAGGAAGAAATGGTGAAGCAATTGTTAGTACACTTACAGCAAACGCTAATCTTACAAATACTGAGATGTCTTATTCTGATATTGAAGAATATTTCATCTATTCACCAACTCCAAATTATCCAATGGGATCTTTGAGTGGTGCTTCGAAAGGATCTCTTAAAATTGCAAAAGATTCGATTACTTATTGCACATCTGGTCTTGTAGATAGAAACAAAGGAACTGTTCTCTCATATCTACATAAAGCAATCAAAGCACTCAATCAACTAAGAATGATTGAAGATTCTTTGGTAATTTATAGATTATCACGCGCTCCAGAGCGTAGAATTTTCTACATTGATGTTGGCAACTTACCAAAGGTTAAGGCAGAACAATATCTTAAAGAAGTGATGAGTCGCTATCGCAACAAACTTGTTTACGATGCAAACACTGGAGAAATCCGTGACGACCGTAAATATATGGCAATGCTTGAGGACTTTTGGCTTCCAAGAAGAGAAGGTGGTAGAGGAACTGAAATCACCACACTTCCTGGTGGTCAAAATCTTGGCGAACTTGCCGATATTGAATATTTCCAGAAAAAACTTTATAGAGCACTTGGAGTTCCAGAATCCAGAATCGCTGGTGGTGGTGATGGTTTTAATCTTGGTCGTTCATCTGAAATTTTAAGAGATGAACTTAAGTTTTCTAAGTTTGTAGGGAGACTTAGAAAGCGTTTTTCTAATATGTTTAATGATATGCTTCGTACTCAACTTCTTTTAAAGAATGTTGTAACACCAGAAGATTGGGAAAAAATGGAAGATCATATTCAATATGATTTTCTATATGATAATCACTTTGCAGAACTCAAAGAAGCTGAACTTCTAACAAATCGCCTGACTTTGATGACGCAAATGGAACCATATATCGGTAAGTATTATTCCACTGAATATGTAAGAAAAAGAATTCTTCGTCAAACTGATGCAGAGATTATTGAAATTGATGCTCAAATTGATGATGAAATTGAAAAAGGTATTATTCCAGATCCAAATGCACCAGTTGATGAGATGGGTAATCCAATTCCTCCAGAAGGTGCAGTCGATGGTGGACCTGCGCTTGGAGAAGTTCCAATGGAACCAACCGCTGCTCCGGCACCAGAAATCCCATCCGAACCCAAAGGTGGGAAGATATAAATAATCTTATAAATATAAACTACTTTTTATGGAAGAACTTATCGATTTGATCGCAACCGATGGAGCACCTTCGGATGTTTCTGATAAAATTAAAGAATTATTATATACTAAAGCTGCCGAAAGAGTAGATGCTGCTCGCCCAGAAATAGCATCACTAATGTTTGGTGATGCCGATCAACCAGGAGAAGATGAATAATGGCAATAAAAATTGTTCAAAACGTAAATAGAATTTCTCCTACAGTTTCTGTAGCAGCTACGAGTAATCCAATTGCACTCAAAAGTGGTTATATTCGTGTTGCTTGTGCTTCAACAGCAGTATATGTAGAAACTGGTGGAGATCCTGTAGCTACTGTTAATTCTTTCTTAATTTCTCCTTTTGGAAATGAAGTTTTGAAAGAAAGAATCGCAAAGCAACAAATAGCAGGAATTACTACAGGAACATCAACTGTCATTACTTTTGGTAATAATGCTGGAAATCCATTTTTAGTTGGTGATTATGTAACAATTGAAAATGCTCAACCTGCAGGAATTAATACAGTTCATAGATTAATAACTGCTACAACTGATGCATCAGTTACTATTGCTGCAAATACATCTTCAATTGTTGGTGTAATTACTGCAACTGGTGCCACTCTTTCTAGAAGTGTAAAAGTTTCTGCTCTAGCAGTTGGCGGATCCACAGATGTAAGCATCACAGAAGTCGTTCAATTAGTCTCAGAATAAAAAAATGAAACTCATCACAGAAGAAATTCAAAAAGTAGAATTTATCGTAGAAGGCAAAGGATCTGCCAAAAAAATGTATATTGAAGGTGTTTTCCTCCAAGGAAACATCTGCAATAGAAATGGCAGAATGTATCCTATGGAAACTCTTTCACGTGAAGTAAAAAGATATGATGAGAGTTTCATTCAAAAGGGTCGTGCTTTGGGTGAACTCGGTCATCCAGATGGACCAACTGTAAATCTTGATCGTGTTTCTCATAAGATTGTTTCACTCACTCAAGAAGGAAATAATTTTAGAGGTAAGGCACAACTTCTAGAAACTCCAATGGGTAAGATTGCAAAATCTCTTATTGGTGAAGGAGTTTGTCTTGGTGTTTCTTCTCGTGGTGTTGGTTCACTCAAGATGACCAATGAAGGTCATAAAATTGTCGGTGAAGATTTTATGCTTGCAACTGCTGCTGATATCGTTGCCGATCCTTCTGCTCCTGACGCTTTTGTTCAGGGAATTATGGAAGGTAAAGAGTGGGTTTGGGAAGGAGGAATTCTTCGTGAAAAACTCGCTGAGTCAACTAAGCGTAGAATCAATACATTAGTTGATGAAAAAACTCTTCAAGAACATAAAGTACAATTGTTCCAAGAGTTTCTTTCAAATCTATAATTTATAAATAAATATAGATTATATACAAGAATCTAAACAAATGTCCGTTGGTAGAAATTTACAAGAAATGGAAAACGTAGTAACCAAAGGGGCTGCACCTGCCGAACCAATGCACAAACTAACTGGAGCAACTCCAGGACAAACTGCTGGTTGGGAAGATCTTGGTGGACCTACCCCAGAAAATTATCGTCCCGATGACGAGTCAGCACATCTCAAAACTCCTGGCGCGACTCTTGCTCAAGTAAGAAATGTCGTTAATGCCAAAGCTGCCGCTGCCGAGCCTATGAAGACTGTGGCAAAGGAAGAGACAGAGGAGGATGAGGATCTTGTTGATGAGGAAGAGGAACTCGAAGAGGGCGAAGAGGAAGTAACCGAAGCCAAGCACGAAGAAGAGGAAGAAGAGGAAGAAGAAGAGGAAGAAGAGGAAGAGGGTGGTAAAAAGAAAAAGAAAATGGAAGAAGAGTTTGACATCGAAGAAGATGTCAATGCTCTCCTCGCTGGTGAGGAGCTTTCTGAGGAATTCCAAGAGAAAGCACGTACCATTTTTGAGGCAGCACTTAAGTCTAAGGTTGCCGAAATTAAAGAGTCACTTCAATCTTCCTATGAGCAAACGCTTGTAGAAGAAATTGAAGCGATTAAGGAAAGCCTCACCGATAGAGTTGATGCTTACCTTGAGTATGTTGCTGACGAGTGGATTCAAGAGAATGCACTTGCAGTTGAGCACGGTCTTAAGACTGAGATGACCGAATCATTCCTTGCTGGAATGAAGAGTCTTTTTGAAGATCATTATGTAACAATCCCTGAAGATAGATATGATGTAATCGAGAGTATGGTAGATAAACTTGATGAAATGGAAGAAAAACTCAACGAGCAAATTCAAAGAAATGTTGCTCTGAATAGAAGATTAGCCGAGTCGGTTGCTGATGTAATCTTTGCTGAAGTCACTGAGGGTCTTGCACTTTCTCAGAAGGACAAACTCGCTTCTCTTGCCGAAAATGTTGAGTTTGATAGTGAAGAGAGCTATCGTGAGAAACTAGTAACTCTGAGGGAATCATACTTCCCATCCAGAACTGCTGGTACTCAAAGAAACGCTAGTGAAAATCTGTCTGAGGAAACTGATTTGAATATTCAATCAGTTGGTGGCACAATGGGTGCATATCTTCAGACTCTCCAAAGAGTTTCTAAAAAGTGATTTTTAAATCATAAATCAAACTAACACTTCTAAAGAGGTAAAAACCAAATGCAAATGTTCAATACCGAGCAATTGCAGGAGAAGTGGGCACCGCTCCTAGACTACGAAGGTCTGGATCCTATCAAAGATTCACATCGTAGAGCTGTAACCGCAATCCTGCTCGAAAACCAAGAGAGAACCATCCGCGAAGAGCGTGAGTTCCTCTATGAGTCCCCAACCAATAGCACCGGAACCAGCACAGGAACTGGTACTGGATTTAGTGCTGCAAGCACGGGTGCTATGCAAGGTTTCGATCCCGTACTGATCTCACTGATCCGTCGTTCGATGCCTAACCTGATCGCTTACGATCTTTGTGGCGTTCAACCAATGAACGGTCCTACTGGACTGATCTTTGCAATGCGTTCACGTTACACCAGCCAGTCTGGAACTGAAACCTTCTACAACGAAGTTGATTCGGCATTCTCTGGTCAGAGTGCATCGTTCGACCAGACCGAAGGTTGGACAAACGGTGCTGTTGGTATGGGTACTACTGCCCAGCAAGGCACCAACCCAGGTGTTCTAAGCCCAACAAACCAAACAGCAAACGCTAGTGGCGCCGACATCTATAACGTCGGTCAGGGTATGAGAACTGATAATGCAGAATCGCTTGGCGAATCTGATCAGTTCAACCAGATGGCATTCTCGATCGAGAAAGTCACCGTAACTGCAAAGTCACGTGCTCTGAAAGCTGAGTACTCACTTGAGCTTGCTCAGGACCTCAAGGCAATCCACGGTCTGAATGCTGAAGCGGAATTAGCAAACATTCTCTCAACTGAGATTCTTGCTGAAATCAACCGCGAAGTTATCAGAACGATCTACAAGATTGCTAAGCCTGGTGCTCAAGTTAATACCGCTACCGCTGGTACTTTTGACCTTGACGTTGACTCCAACGGTCGTTGGTCAGTTGAGAAGTTCAAGGGTCTGATCTTCCAGATCGAGCGCGACGCAAACGCAATCGCCCAGCAAACTCGTAGAGGGAAGGGTAACACTATCCTTTGCTCTGCTGACGTTGCTTCGGCACTTGCAATGGCTGGTGTTCTCGATTACACCCCTGCACTCAACGCTAACCTGAACGTTGATGACACTGGTAACACCTTCGCTGGTGTTCTCCAAGGTAAGTATCGCGTATACATTGACCCATATTCGGCAAACGTATCTGCTAACCAGTTCTACGTTGTCGGTTATAAGGGTTCTAGCCCATACGATGCTGGTCTGTTCTATTGCCCATATGTACCTCTGCAGATGGTACGTGCCGTTGGCGAGAACACCTTCCAGCCTAAGATCGGCTTTAAGACCCGTTATGGAATGGTTGCAAACCCATTCGCTGAGGGTCTTACCGCTGGCGCTGGTGCTCTGACCACCAATGCAAACACCTACTACAGAAGAGTTAAGGTTGCTAACCTGATGTGATCTAATTCACAACTCGATCAAGAGGGTCTTCGGACCCTCTTTTTTTATCTAAATACAAATAAAAGACTATGGCAAGTGCTTTTGCTAAGCAGATACAAAATAGAAATTTTTTGTCGCCTGTTGGATTTAAATTTACTTTGTCTAAAGATCCACAAGTAACATTTTTTTGCAATTCGGCAAGAATTCCCGAAATTACACTATCGTTAGCACAACAACCAACATATTTAAAAGATATTGATGTTCCAGGAGGAAAACTTCAATATGGTGATTTATCTTTAAGATTTTTGGTAGATGAAGATATGGTCAACTATATGGCAGTTCATAATTGGTTGACTGGATTGGGATTTCCAGAAACTACAAAGCAATATGCAGATTTAATTACAAATGATGATGGGATTAAAGATCCTCGGAAATCTTTCAGTGATGGAAGTCTTTATATCTTAGATAGTAATTACAATACAAATGCAATTGTCAAATTTAAAGATTTATTTCCAGTTTCATTAACTTCTTTGGATTTTGACTCAACACAAACCGATATTCAGTACTTTACAGCAGACGTTACTTTCAAGTATACTATTTACAATATTGACACAACGGTATGAACCTTGATGAAATTCAGGAGATGTGGCAGAGAGATTCTGTCATTGATCCTGATAACCTACACGATGAATCTTTAAAAATTCCTCAACTTCACGCTAAGTATTATACAATCTATAATACCATTACTTTGCTGCGCGAAAAAGCGAGAGAAACTTATAATCGAGTCAAACTTGAGCGCCACAATTACTACACTGGAAAGGCACCTATAGAGGTCTACGAAGAAGAACCCTTTCCATATAAAGTTCGGGACAAAGAGGCGCTACAGAGGCATATGGACGGCGATGAGAAGTTAAGTAAGATAGAACTCAAGATAAGATACTATGACATTATGTTAAAGTTCTTAGAAGAAGTTATTAAAACTATTTCGAATAGAACATTTCAAATCAAAAATGCAATTGAGTGGCATAGGTTTCAGGCGGGGTTCAATTGACCCCCTTTTTATTGTCAATAAATATTTTTGTATTGATATGAACTTATGTCACACTTGGTTATATCTAAAAAGAATGAGGTATATCTTCAGGTAAAAGCAGAACCACACGTCTATTACGAACTTGCGGATCAGTTCACATTTGACGTGCCCGGAGCAAAATTTATGCCCCAGTTTCGCAACAGACACTGGGACGGAAAAATACGTTTATTCAATACACAGACTGGTGAAATTTATGTTGGATTATTAGATAAACTCACTCGTTTCTGTGAAAATCACGAATATACTTATGAGTTTGTAAACAATAAGTTTTATGGTCTTCCTTTTGAAGTCAATGAGATGATTTCAAAAGAAGGTGTAAAAGATTATATGACTTCTATCTGCAAGTATTCTCCCCGCGAGTACCAAGTTGAGGGAGTATACGACGCTTTAAAACATAATCGAAAGTTGTTGATATCTCCAACTGCTTCTGGAAAGTCGTTGATGATATATTCGATTGTCCGATATTACGTTGAGAAAGGGCAAAATACTCTGATAGTCGTTCCGACGACATCCCTTGTAGAACAGATGTATAAAGACTTTGCAGATTATGGGTGGGATGTGGGTTCATTTTGCCACAAGATCTATGCTGGTAAAGAAAGAGAGACAGACTCTCAGGTGATCATTACAACCTGGCAGTCCATCTACAAACTTCCCCGACAATATTTCTCAAGATTTAATGTGGTCGTTGGAGATGAAGCACACCAGTTTAAATCAAAGTCATTAGTATCTATAATGACAAAACTTTCAGATGCTAAATTTCGTTACGGTTTTACAGGAACCCTTGACGGCACACAGACACATAAGTGGGTTCTGGAAGGTTTATTTGGTCCTTCTTACAAGATTATTCGCACAGAAGAACTGATGCAGAAGGGTCATGTTGCCAAACTGGATATCAATATTCTTCTATTGAAACACCCACCGAATAAGTTTGAAACTTTTGAAGATGAAGTTCAGTATATTATCAATCACGAAAAACGAAATAAATTTATCAAGAACCTTGCACTTGATCTTAAAGGTAATACTTTAATTTTATTTTCAAGAGTTGAAGGTCACGGACAACCTTTATACGAACTCATAAATAATAGCATCGCAGAAGATCGCCACGTGTTCTTTGTTCACGGTGGTGTAGATACTGAGGACCGAGAAAAAGTCAGAGAGATTACTGAAAAGGAAAATAATGCAATCATCGTTGCTTCTTACGGGACTTTTTCTACTGGTATTAACATCAGAAATCTACATAACGTTATCTTTGCTTCCCCTAGTAAATCAAGAATCAGAAACCTCCAATCAATCGGAAGAGTCCTAAGAAAAGGGGACAATAAAACAAAGGCAACTCTATATGACATTGCCGATGATATCAGTTATAAGTCAAGAAAAAATTATACACTCAATCACTTAATCGAAAGAATTAAAGTTTATAACGAAGAAAACTTTAATTATGAAATTGTAAACATACCACTTAAGAGCTAATGGGAGAAGAGTTTTACGCAATCATAAAATTAATATCAGGAGAAGAGATACTGTCTTTGGTGATGGTTGATGAAAATGATGGTGACCCTATCATTGTGTTACAAAATCCTGTTACAATGAAAGCATTTCACACTCATCACGGAACTCATATTAAAGTTAAACCTTGGATGGAATTATCCGATGATGACTTTTTTATGATTAAACTTGATAAAGTGATTACAATGACAGAAACAAAAGATAAAAAAATTATCAACATTTATAATGATTATATTACTGATAATGATTCAATCGATGTATATAATCCTTCAGGGCAAGTAAAACCATCCTCAAAGATGGGATATATCTCTTCCGTTGAAGATGCTCGCAAGAAACTTGAAAAACTCTTTAAAGGTCTTAAAGAAGGCTAGATCCTTATCTTCAAAGGCAACAAAGCGATTCTACTCATATTTTTATAACTTGTCAAGCCTTTGATTTTTATGCTATAATAAACAAAAATTATAATAGATGAGTCCAATGGTATGTCAAAAAAGAAAACAGAACATTATGTAAATAATAGAGAATTATTAGAAGCGATGGTTGTTTATCGTTCTAAGGTAGAAAATTCTTTTCTTCAAAAGTATGATAGAAAACCAACCAAAGAAGATAGAGGAAAGCATTGGGAGGGCAAACCACCAATTCCAAACTATCTTGGAGAGTGTTTTCTAAAGATTGCGACTCATTTATCATATAAACCAAACTTTGTGAATTATATGTTCCGTGAGGATATGATTTCTGACGGAATTGAAAATTGCGTTCAATACATTCACAATTTTGATCCAGAGAAATCAAAGAATCCTTTTGCTTATTTTACTCAGATTATTCACTACGCATTCCTGAGAAGAATTCAAAAGGAAAAGAAGCAGTTGGATATTAAAACCAAAATCATTGAACGCACAGGATTTGATGAGGTTATGATGGTTGATGACAGCTTGCTTTCTGGTAGTAGTAGTGATTACAACACAATTAAGGATAATATACAATATAGAAATAATCGTTAAATGTGTATCTTTTATAAATATTTTTAACGATACATATAAAATGCCTAAAAAACTTCCTGAAGGTGAAGCATCCCGCAGAAAAAAAATGCGGGATAAAGAAAGACTTGCTAAATGGAGAAAAAATAATCCAGAAAAATATAAACAACAATGGCAAAGGAGAAAGGATAAGCAAGCAGAGTATTATCAAAACAACAAAGATGAGTGGCATTCCAGACTTATAGAGAGGAATTATGGTATTTCTTTGGATGAATATAATGATATTCTTTCCGAACAAAAAAATGTTTGTGCCATATGTAAAAATGAATGTGTGTCTGGGAAAAAATTAGCAGTAGATCATAATCACGACAATGGAAAGGTGAGAGGATTGCTTTGTTGTAGATGTAATCGTGGATTAGGTAATTTTTCTGATAATCTTGACTTACTTAGATCTGCCGTGCTATACTTGGAAAAATACTCTTAATTATGCGAGTCGCCATTATCACAGACACTCACTATGGAGCAAGGAAAGGTTCCAAGTATCTCCACGACCACTTTGAACTCTTCTACAAGAATGTTTTCTTCCCTGCTCTAAAAGAGCACGGGGTAGAAGCAGTCATTCATATGGGTGATGCTTTTGATAGTCGCAAATCAATTGACTATCAAAGTCTAGAATGGGCAAAGAGAGTTGTATTTGAACCTCTGCGGGATTATGAGGTTCATATGATTGTTGGTAATCACGATTGTTACTATAAGAATACCAATAGCGTTAATTCTCCAAGTCTGCTTCTTCAGACCTATCCTAATGTTAGAACCTACAGTTCTCCACAGACCATTAAAGTTGGTGGTCTGGATATTATGATGGTGCCCTGGATTTGTAGTGAGAACTATGATGAAACCCTGAGTCAAATCAAAAAGTCCAAAGCAAAAGTTGCGATGGGTCATTTAGAACTTCAAGGTTTCCGTGTGAATCGGAATCTGATTATGGAAGATCACGGAACAGATCCAAAGATTTTCAATAAATTTACCAAAGTATTTTCTGGTCATTATCACACTCGTTCCGATAATGGTCAAGTTTTTTATCTTGGAAATCCTTATGAAATGTATTGGACTGATGTGAATGACACTCGTGGTTTTCATATCTTTGATACGGAAACCCTCACTCATACTCCAATCAATAATCCTTATAAATTGTTCTATCACATTTATTATGAGGATACTCCTTATCAAGTATTTGATGCGACTGAGTATGAAAATAAGATTGTTAAGGTGATTGTTCGCAAAAAATCGAAACCAAAAGATTTTGAGAAGTTCATCGATAAACTTTATAGTGCTGGAATTCAAGAACTCAAAATCGTTGAGAACTTTGATATTCAAGAAAGTGAAGATTTTGAGATTGATGAAGAAGAGAGCACGATTTCAATTTTGAATAGATATATTGATGAGGCAGAGTTTGAGTTTGATAAGAATGTCATCAAGGGAATCTTTCAAGACCTTTATAAACAAGCTTGCGAAGTAGAGTAAATGTTTCTTCTTACACTCAAAGACAGAAAAGACGACGGAGCATATGCAGTTCAAGACCAATATGGTCATAAAGTCTTATTTCTGTTTGAGGAAGAAGATGATGCGACTCGTTATGCTTTAATGCTTGAGGACCAAGAAGAAACTGAAATGGAAGTTGTAGAAGTTGATGATGAGCTTGCAATAAAGACGTGTAAGACTTATAATTACAAGTATGCTGTGATCACTCCTGACGATATCGTTATTCCTCCTAAGAATGCTAGTATTTCACAAGATTAAATGGAAAAATTTTCTTTCTACTGGAAACCAGTGGACTGAAGTTGATTTTGAAAAACACCATACAAATTTAATTATCGGAACAAATGGTGCGGGTAAATCCACAATCCTGGATGCACTTACTTTTGTTCTGTTTAATAAACCTTTCAGAAGGATTAACAAACCTCAACTGGTTAATACAACAAACGAAAAAGATTGTCTTGTAGAGATTGAGTTCTCTGTGAATAGTAGAGATTATCTTGTTCGTCGTGGGATTAAACCAAATATTTTTGATATTGAAGTAAACGGAGTTCCTCTGCATAAGGAAGCAGATGACCGTGCCAATCAAAGAATTCTAGAAGAGAATATTCTCAAAGTCAATTACAAGTCTTTTACTCAGATTGTGATTCTGGGTTCCAGTACCTTTGTGCCGTTTATGCAACTGACTACAGCACATCGTCGTGAAGTGATCGAAGACCTTTTGGATATTCGTATTTTCTCTGCGATGAATAATCTTATCAAAGATAAGATTCGTGAGAAAAAGGATCAGATTAAATCTCTTGAACTTAAGAAAGAAACTCTTAAGGATAAGATGAAGATGCAGCAAGAGTTTATTGAAGAACTTGAGAATCGTGGTAATGCCAATATCAATGTCAATAAAGAAAAGATTGCCAATTTAGATGCCGAAGTTGGCATTTATATGACTGAAAATGCTAAGACGGAGGAGCAGATTTTTACTTATACCAAAGAGCAAGAAGATGTTGTTGGTGCTGGAGATAAGTTAGTAAAACTAAACAATCTTAAGGGTAAAATCTCACAGAAAGTATCTGCTATTACCAAAGAGCATAAGTTTTTTACTGAAAATACGGTCTGCCCTACCTGTACTCAAACGATTGAAGAAGAGTTTCGGTTAAATAGAATTGCGGACGCTCAAAATAAAGCAAAGGAACTCCAGAAAGGTTTTCAAGAACTTGAGGAGACTATAAAGTTAGAACAGGAGAGAGAGCGTCAATTCACAGTTCTATCTAAGGAGATTACGAAACTCAACCATGAGATTTCTCAAAACAATACTAGGATTTCCCTCAACCAGAGACAAA